CCTACTTGAGATGTTTTTAAAATAAGAGCAGGTTTAGTTTTTTTATTTTTAAAAATTTCATAAAACGCTTTAATTAATAAACCTGTATTTTTTCTATCTTCACCTAAATCACCATTAATCCAGTGACCAACAAATAAGAAACAAAATGATTCTTTAATTGACGATAAATCAATAGACTCTCCATTTTCCTCAAGTACTTTATAAACATCAGTATTGGCGCCTTCAAATAATACTTCAATTGGTTTTTCAACTTTAACTTCTTCTATTTGCTGATTAGTACGTTGATCAACTTTAGATAAAACTGTTCTAATGAATGTATCTTTAGAATGTTCTGATGATGTTAAAGTCAAGTCCATTCTATTAATACCTTCAATCCAATCACCAGGTGACAAAGTTGTTTCAATTCCAGCTGTTACACCAATGTTATATTTACCAATAGGTTGGAATTCATTTGGAATAGTAACCTGCATCCAAATTTCAGGTTGTTTTGGAAGTTGAGGTTGATTCCAGATGTGATTAGCTAAAAATGACCATTCATGGTTATCTTCAATAAATCCCCAAGGCGTATTGCCCCACATTTGAGGAAGAATTTTAACATCATATTTGTCTAGTTCAATAATTGCTTTAACTAGATCTCGAGAACGGGCTCCATATCCACTGTAAGTATCAATAGGACATGAAATAAAAAATAATGGTTTGCTCATATAACTTTATTATTAATAAACTAATTTGTGAGGTACTACTTTAGGTTCAATTGTGTTAGCGTTTACAAGTTCATATTTTTCTCTTGGTTTCCAAGTGTTGAATAGTTCATCTAAAGCTTCAATAACTTTAACTCCCATTTTTTTACCTGTGAATCCTGCTTCATCACTTAAAGCCCATTCACGACCTTTTAAGCCTCGAGATGTTCTTTCTTCTTTAGACAAGTCATAAACCTTTCTAATCTGTTCAGCCGCGTCTTCAGCATTACATCTGTCATCCCAAATATAAGGTGTCAATGGTGAACCTTGAATTGAGCGGTTAGCTGGGTAAACTGGAAACGCCCACTCACCATGTTCTTTAATTGTACCATTATGGTTTGAAGGAAAATCAGCGCTAAAGTCAATCCATTTTCCATTTTTACTAAAACGCATTTGATCTTGCATTCCACCAGTCACATTAGCGATAATTGGTTTACCTGTTAATAATGCTTCAGTTAAACTCAATCCCCAACCTTCATTATTAGTTAAAAGAATCTGGCAGTCAGTACTGTTGTAAAGTAAATTCATTTGATCAGGTGGAAGCATATTTGGTGAGAAAATAATATTGTATTTTTTATCATTACCAAATAATAATTCTCTAACTGCTTCTAAGTCAGTACCATTATCATCTACTACTTGAGTGTGTAATACAAATGCACAACGCTTAGCTTGTTCTTCAGATAATCCATCAACAAACAATTTGTATGCTAATAATGTATCTGGAATTTGTTTTCTCCTAATGTTTCGAGAATTAAAGAATAAAGCAAAATCAATTTCCTTATCTCCAAATAAATTCTTTTTAAAAGCTTTTAATTCAGGAGTATTATCAAGTGGTTTAAAAATTTCTTCATTTAAACCATGAGGTACATATTTAATAAGCTTATTTTTAGCTTTCTTACCTAATACTAACTCATTAATATTTTTGGTTTGTTTAGAAATAGCTAACAATGCATCACATGATTCATAATAAGCTCTATTATACATTGGAGCTGGGTAGTCATCCCAAATGTTGAGGTAAATAATAGGCATTTTTCTTCTGATCTCATTTTCAATTTGGAATAACCAAATAAAATATCTTGGATCAGTAATTAAGAAAATAGCATCTGGCTTTTCAATTTGAATTAACTGTCTAATTAGTTTAGCATCTCCATATCCATTAGAAGGATATAAAACAACAGACGCATCAGTTAAATTAGCACTAGTGTTAGTATCTCCAGATAAATCTAATCGTTTACCTACTTCTGGGTGGTTAATAGCTCCTCCAACATTCACCCAGTTGAAATGTTGAGCTGTGTTTAATACTAATTCTCTAGCTACAGTAGCAACACCGGAGTGAACTCTAATATCATCGCAAATTAGTAAGATTTTTTTCCTCTCATTTTGAGGAAGATAAGCAAAACTTTGATTCATAAAACTTTTATCGGTCTAAATTATTGTGATTGTGAATTGACTTTCTAAATTCATCTGATGTAAGATATAAATGAATTGTACGATCGACAAGCTTTTGTAAAGAAAATTTTCGCTTGACACACTCCATTTTAAAATCTTCAAACAAGTCGCTTTGTACTTTAACGCTTGTTAATGTCATATCTTTTTTATCCATAACACTTATTTATATATAAATATATATGAGAGTATTATTTGTTACAAAGATCTTTTCTCTCATTATAAGGACACCATTGACAGCTTTTGCTTGGGGTCGCGGAATGTGATACGTCTTTATATGATCCATCAATGTTAAAGCATTCATTTAAGAAATTATCTATGGCGGTTAATGCTTTTTTCATTTTGATTTTACCACTTGGAGGAGCAAATTCTTGAATACGACTTTGAGGAAACTCACTCTCTTCCCATATCTTTCTTTTTAAGATAACAAACTCAACATCAACATTATCTTCAGGAACATTGTATTGTTCACTAAAGTATTTTTTATAGAATAACAATTGAAATTGTTTACGTTCATCTCTTTTAGCATCATCATTCCATCCTCGAGTAGACGTTTTAAAGTCGTATATTTTCCACTTATTTGTAGGCTCATGATACATTACAAGATCGATATAACCCTTGTATAAAACGTTTTTAAACGCGTTATTAGGCGTTATAACAATAGGTAACTCACAAGCAACTAAATACCATCCTCGTTTACTGAAGTATTGTCCTTTGCGTTTCTTAAAAAAGTTTAATATAGCAATACCATCATCATAAAACTCCCTCATTTCAGCTGCTCCGCTAAAGTGAGTGTTCTTATTTGATTTATATTCCTCTAAGTATACTTTTCTAAATTCGTCTTCAAAAAATGTCTCTATATCTATTCTATCAGCGGCGGCTCCACTTTCATTATACATTACAGTAAGGTAATGCTGAATAACAGTATGCATTGCGGTTCCGAACACAGTGTGGATAGTAGGTTCATACTGTTGTAAATTGTCTTTGTATTGTAATTCCCATTTGTGAGGGCATTCATGATATACAGAGAACTGACTATAAGAAATTGTTTTATGGAATGCATAGTTTATTTCTTGTATAGGTTGTTTTTGAATTGTTTTAACTACTGATGGTGTTTTCAAAACGGGCTATATTTTTTTCTTATAACTTTCCCTAATTCTTCATCATTAGGATATTGTTTTATAAGATTTTGAACTTCAGGAACAATAGATGTTTCTTTTTTAACATACTGAGCCGCATCTAACAACTCTTCATATAGATGATTCATAAAATCATCTTTACTGTTTTGATCTAAGGTTGTGTTATATTTTTTTATACCACGTTCACTTCTAGATTTTAGATCATTTATAACCGCCTCTGTAATCTTGTCTGTCATTTCAATAACTTTTTAATTTCTTTCTCATCAATCCCTAATTCAAGAAGAATACTTTTAATTCCATTTTTACCTAAAATACTAGTGTATTCTTCAGCCTCGCCTAGAGAGCACTCATAATATGAGGCAATATATCTAAGCAATTTTTCTTCTTTTTTAGCTTTAGATGACTTGATATATTTTAAAAACATATTTTTTCTTGGGATCATGTATAAATATAAATTATATATTTTTTCTTTTTCAGTATACGGTATTGTTTGAATTAAATTTACAAACTCAATATACTCAGAATTCATACTGAGGAAGCGATGTATCATATATGGGGTAAATGATACTTTGTCTTCCTCAGTAAATGAATCCCAAGGTTGTTTTTCGTAAGTGATTTGTTTAAGCCAATCAAAGATTTGCATATTCCTCACGAATCTCTTTAGGTAGCATCTCTGTTAAAATTTTACCAGTTTTGATATCATACAAAACAGGAATTGGAACAATAGCATCTTCAGGCGTACCTGCTACAAACTTAGAAATTTTTCTCAAAACAACACCCTCAGCGAAAATGTGATTTCCTTCTGGTGATGTGAGTGGAGTTGATGATTTAATGTCTACATTGACATTAAGTGGTTTTTGGGTTGTTTGACTCATTTTATTGTATTGTTTTTAAAATTGAACATATTAAGGCCATAACA